AAGTTAGTATGACTAATGGATGGTTTGAATCTTTAGTAGAGAGAACGGGTAAGCAATACCTATCGTACTCATCTATAAAGTACGCGCTACAAGACATAGCGCTGTTTGAATTATACATGCAAGGCAAGTTGCGTAAGGAATCGGAGGCACTCACATTTGGTAGTGCCTACGATTGCCTTCTCTTCACGCCGCATGAGTTTGACTCCACGTTCTTCGTCATGGATGACACGCAGATTATACAGGATCTGGGAGGGAAGAACCCACGTGTTACTAAGGCGTACAAGGAGTGGAAGAAAGAACAAGAAGCATTGGCTGAAGGCAAGACCGTCTTAGGTATTGAAGATTATCAGCAATGCATCGACATGATTACTCGCTTGGACGACTCAAAAGTTCTGAGCATATACCTGGATGGGGATTACCAGGTTGAGTTTCACCAGAAACTTGACATCGGCGGAGAGGTAATCCCCTTCCGTGGTTTCTTAGACTGTCTTGGAGAAGGCTTCATAGCCGACAGCAAATCATCACGTAGTGTTAAGGGCTTTACAAGAGACGTACGTTTCTTTGGGTATGACATCCAGGCCTTCTTATATACGCATGCGTTTGGTATCCAAGATTTCTATTGGGTAGTGCAAGAGAAAGCATACCCATACCTACCAGCAGTATACAAAGCATCGGAGGAAACCCTTGACTCCGGCAAGCGTAAGGTGGCTCGTGCCTTGAACATAATCAAGGAGCACTATCAACAGGACAAGCCATCCTCTACGTTCTTTATCCAAGGGGAAATTTAATTCGATTGCTATGGATCAGCAAAAGAAAGATGTCTACATCGGATATGTAGGCGAACGCAAGGAGTTTGACAGCGGTGTTGTCAAGTACTCTATCTCGTTTAAAGAAGCACAGTTGGATGAGATGAAGAAGTATCTCACGGGCGCAGGTAATGTGAACGTAGACTTCATCATCAAGACCGACGGCACAGCATTCACGTCTGTGTTTAATCCACGTGCCAATGGAACGAAGTACTCTAACAGCCAAGCGAACCAGACGGTAGCGCAAGGCAGTAGTGACTTGCCGTTCTAAAGTTTAATGTCGGGGAGGGTGTGATTAATAACAGTTTGGCAAAACCCCTCTCGAAAGAGAAGCCCTCCCCACATTTAACCTTTAACACCAAAGAGAAATGAGAGAGATACTACTAGAGATGTACGAGAGACTTTGGGACGCTGACAGGGACAAGTGGGCTTGGAATGTGATACTGAAGGATACACTTGAGAAAATAGAAACCAATAATGATACAAAACGATAGGGTTTTGTGTCTTTAATAGAACATTATGAGTCAAGTAAACTGCACAAGATGCTTGACAACTTTAAAACCAAAGAGAAATGAAAACACCAATGCAAGAGTTGATTTCTGTAATCAGAAAGAGACAAGAAGATGAAGATGTGCAACCATTTATGTGGCTTGAACAGATAGTGGAGTTAGCAGAATCACTACTTGAGAAAGAGAAAGAGGTAATGTGTGGAATCTATGACGATGCTGTCGCAGCATTTGACCCTTTTTACATTGGTCAAGAAAAGTTCGGAGAACAATACTACAACGAAACCTTTAACACCAAAGAGAATGGCACACAAACGAGGAGAAGAACGCATACCCTACGGAAGTAACAGACCGTGGAGTGGTAAACCACCAGTCCAGGTAAAGACCAACTACTCAATTCAATTTAATAAACGCAAGAAACGATGGATACTAAAGAGAAAAGGGACAACAGTCTTCAGCAGTACGCAGAAGATAGACGTCGATTTCTGGTACGAGGAAATAATAGCGAAGAACTGCACGATATTTTAGTCGCTGTTTATGGTACACTCAAGAGAGGGTACGGTAATCACATGCTATTAGCAGACTCTGTGTTCGTAGGCGAGGGCTATACAGAGGATGAGTACCCGCTCGTGGTACGTGGATCTGGACTACCCTTCCTCGTAGACATGAAGGGCACGGGTAAGCGTGTCAAGGTAGAGGTGTATCTGGTGGATGAACCTACGCTCAACCGATTGGACATGCTCGAAGGACATCCCGAATGGTACAGACGTGAGAAGAAACCAGTCTTAGTTACTGGCTTAGACCGTGAAGGATTCTCATACCACAACGCAATACTTGAGCCATGGGTTTACATGGCGCCCGATGATTATTACTCAGAATCAGAAACGCTGTATGAAGAATACTAAATACTTTGTTGAGATAGGTAGTTGTGATTTTGATTCACTCAATGACCTTGCTAAAGAAGGATGGAAAGGAGTTGTAGTTGAACCTATATCAGAATACCTCAACAACCTGGAGAAGCACAAGGGTGTACACTACATTAACGCAGCAGTAGATGTGCTGCCTGGTACACGTGAGATGAATGTCTTTAACAAGGAGGTAGTCGATAACGACAGAGACTTTGCAGGCATGAGTTCGTTTGCGGAGTACACGCATACGTCCAACCAATCCAACGTAACCTCACGCACAGTAGAAACAATCACCTATCAGCACGCTATACAGTCAAGTGGAATACCAAGGGTAGACTTCCTTAAGATAGACACCGAAGGACATGACTTAGTGATACTTAACCAGGTTATATACGACGGAAAGCACAGGCCTGGAATCATCAAGGCGGAACACAAGCACATTCAGAATGGCGCATACGTAATCAAGGAACTACTTGAAAGCCGAGGCTACTTGGTGTTCGTTGAAAGGTATGACGTCTACGCAATAGATGTCTTGACCAAGCCAGATCCGCTACGGAATCATTTCGATTATAATTTTAACGCACTTACATAATGGATAAGGTATGCAAAGGCGCATCACGTGCCAAGATGTGCGCTTCTGTACGCGCGCACGTAGACAAACAACTCGAGGCACTTGCCTCATTACACACATCATTCGGAACGGGAGGATATGGAGACACGAAAACCAAATCTGGATTACGGGAAGCAGAGAATGAGATATACAGAGAAATCAAAAGGGTAGCACCAGAGTACTACAAAAGAATTATCATTGACAAATGAGTAACGAATATCATTTCATTCGCACGATTGACCAGCACGCAATCGACGAAGCAACTGAAACCTTTAGCATGTTGAACAGGGTAATACCCTCAGACCTATCGAGCACACGTAGAGATAGACCGCTGGTTGAAACACGCTGTATGGTTTGGGCATACTTAAGAGAGAACTCTACACTGACTATGCATAACCTTGGTAAGTTATTTAACAGACACCACACTACGGTTATCGCTTGTTTGAAGACACATAAGAGACAAGTAGATGTTTTTAGCAACGGACGAAGAGTCAACGAACTATACACTAAGAAGTTCTTAGAAGGGTCTGAGATTCTCGACCAGGTAATGGGAAAGAAAAGAACCTCTGCACGCCACTTGAAGTACAGAGTTGTATTGTACACAGATAATCCAGATACCTTGGATTACTATGAGATAATGACCGTGAAAAACTTGATGTGATGGTGGTCAGCGATAAGTATAAGTGTATATTCATACGCATTCCCAAGAACGCAAGCACATCCGTAGAGGATTTGTTTAACGTAGCAGACCCAGGATCAGTACCAAGCAACCACCGACCACCATACGGACACGAACTTGCATCAGAGATACGAGAGAAGGTCGGCGAAGAAAAGTGGAATGAGTACTTCAAGTTTACATTCTTTCGCAATCCATACGAAAGGTTCGTCTCTCACTACAGGTACAACGTAGATTTTTATTGGCCAGAGACTGAGAAATTGTGGTGGCTATTAACGCCAGAGAAAAACCTTTACCGAAGAGAGGACAAGGTAATTGATAAGCACTGCTTTGTCGACTTCCATATATACGATAAGTCTTGGTCAAGACCACATGGGTCGTATCAACAAATGCATTGGTTGAACGAGAAGGATATTTATGTAGCCAACATGGACAAGATTGAGAGTGAATGGGATTTCATATGCTGCAACATTGGGTTAAAAGCAAAACTACCCGTGTCCAACACCACTCCTAAAGATGGATACAAACTTGATGATGATGCCAAGAAACTTGTAGAGATGTATTATGCTGAGGACTTTGAATACTACGAGAGATTATGCAAGACAATGAACTAAAAGAAATAAGACGGTATGGTCAGCCAATTCATTGGTACGTGGTAGACATCATGTGGCAAACACGTCGAGGCAAGAAGATGTCTATCCATAAGTGGCATGACATGGAGTGTATAAGCAGAGCAAAGACTTTGATGCACCTCAACAAAGACAGCAAGGCCCTCAACTTTTTAGAGGACCAAACTAAACTCACAGCCAAGAAAGAAAATTTTAGAGTGTTCAACATCAAGTCCCAAAAGATTGTCGGATATTCGGAGATACATAAAGAAGAAGACTATGCCAACGAATGGGGCTAACTCAATTACAATGTTCCCGTCAATCACGGCGATTGACAATCCCTATTACATTACATTAGACTCTGCGCTTGACCGAATCATTGAAGGCAAGAGCAAAGATAAGGTCGAGCAGGTGAGATCTGGAGACAAGCAGGTCAAGAAGACACTACCTGTATCGCTGTTCTCTGGAGTATTTACAGGGAGGAGGGATGAGCAAATAGAAGGACACAGTGGCATGGTTGTGTTAGACTTTGACCACATCGACACGAATGATTACAAAGCATTGCTTGGTACTGATGAATACATCCGAGCATGCTGGGTGTCTCCAAGTGGAGACGGTCTCAAAGCACTTGTCCGTATCAGTAATCCCGAGCGACATCGTGACCACTTCCGTGCACTGCAATCTTACTTTGAAAGAAACTATGGGTTAGAGGTAGACCCTTCTGGGATTAATGTATCGCGCGCCTGCTTCGAGAGTTACGACCCAGACCTCATCAAGAACGATGAGTGTAAGGTATTCGGTGCTATGCTATCGGAGAGTAGCCAACACCAGGAGGTAGTACAACAAGACTCCTATACCGACTACGATAAGATAGACATCGTTGCACGCATGATACGCAAGGCACCCGATGGGCAGAAGCACAACACATTGTTGCGTGCCGCTATCCTATGTGGTGGATACATCAGCGCTGGACGGATGGAAGAGCAAGAGGCTATCCGTGTAATGGAACGTGAACTCATGCGCAGGGATGTGGAAGACCCAGACCTGGCACGCAAGACTATCATGGATGGTATCACGCAGGGGCGCTCGATGCCTATACGTGAGGTCATTGATGACGAGAACAAGATTCGCAGAGAGATGCGTATCAATGATGGCGACATGTCTTTCATATCCTCTGACCACCATGATCTGGAATGGATTAACAAGTTCGCCAACGGAGAAATCGAGAAAGGACTAAGCACAGGCTTCCCTAAACTTGACAAGCACTTCTTATTCAAGAAAGAGTTTACCATTATCAATGGACACAGCAACGTAGGTAAGACAACGACGGCGCTGTATCTGATGGTGTCTGCTTCCGTGCTACATGGTTGGCGTTGGATTATATACTCCTCGGAGAACAAGACCGCCTCTATTAAGATGAGGTTGATGGAGTTCTTGGTTGACCTACGTATTACTGACATGCACTACGAGGAACGTATCGCTGCATACAAGTGGGTCAATGAGCACTTCACAGTCATCAGCAACGAGCAAGTGTACAGTTACACAGACCTGCTTGTGTTCGCTGAGAAACTCATACGCCAGGAGAAGTACGATGGGTTCTTGATTGACCCATACAACTCACTCAAGACTACGATATCTAAGGGGGCGCAACTGTCCTCACATGAATACCACTATGAAGCGGCATCTGAAATGCTGACGTTTAGCGTTACTAATAACATAGCGATATGGCTGAACACTCACAGCATCACGGAGGCACAGCGCATTACCGGGCCCGATGGTCTACCCGTTGCACCTGGTGCGGCCATGACTGAAGGCGGTGGTAAGTTCGTGAACCGCTGCGATTCCTTCTTGACATTCCATAGAAAGGTTCAGTCCGATGAGCACGCTATACGTATACGCACAGAGATACACGTACGTAAACAACGCAACCAAGAGACGGGCGGTATGCCAACACCATACCTGGATCCTATCCTTATAGAAATCAATTCCTCTTACACAGGTTTCACTGAACTTGGAACGGGTGTTAAAAACTTTAAGCCATTAGCATACAAGAATAGCACATTGGACTTATATTAGGGTGTGAATGAATATGAAGAAATCATTGTAACTCTACCGAAGCCACCGTCGCTCAACCAGTTCTACTCTGGTAGACACTATGCGGTGCGCAAGAAGTATAAGGACAAGTACTGGGGTGAAATTGCAAAGGCCATGGACAAGTTGGATAAGTTCAGTATGGACAAAATGTCTATACATGTTCGCTACAATTGTCGCTTCGATGTTGATAACGCTATATGTTGTTGTAAGTTTTTGGCGGATTATTTGCGAAATCATGGGTATATTCAAGATGACAACCCAAAGTTCTTTACGTCACAGTCAACAGCATATGACCCGACGTTAGAGAAGGATGAGTTTGTTGCCAAAATAAAATGCCATGGATATCAAATCGTTGAGTGAGGTTTACTTTCTTGCGACCAGCCGCATGCACGAGGCAGCGACTGAGTTGTACGAGAGCCTGCATACAAACGCAGGGTCTCCAAGAACGGACGCCGAGAGACTACACAACACCATCCGTAAGTACAAGAGAAACATTGATTCAGAATTTGACCTAATACGTTCTGCGCTGCTGGAGTATTATGATGACGCTGATTTATCTTGACGGACTAAACGGTATTAACTACCACAGATTGATGACACCCTTCATCCGATTAAAGGAAGAGGAGGGAATCAACGTGCATTTTATTGACAGCCTTAACGAACTCAAAGAGTTTGACTTATCTGGTGTGTCGCACTTGGTGGGATCAAGAAGGTTCGGGGTGTCGGATGCTAAAGCCTTTAAACAATTCTTAGTAGACAACGATGTCAAACTTATACTTGACAACGATGACTATTGGGAACTACCAAAGGACAATCCAGCGTACGACCATTACAAGAACAACGAACAGTACTTTATTAAAGACAGCATACAGATAGCGGATGAGATCTGGACACCATCAGCGTACCTCGCTGAGAGGATGAAGAAGATTAACCCCGACACTGTGTATAGGGTTATTCCAAATACCATCCATCAGAAGGAGAAGCAGTGGGCTGATTGGGAAAAGGATATACCTAAAGATTACAAGGTTCGCTTTGGATACCTTGGGGCTAATGGGCATCAAAAAGATTTAGATGAAATGGGAATGACATTTGAAGACCATGAGTTATATTGCATGGGTCTGATGGACTATCCCGATAGATTGAAAGCAAAGTATAGAATGAACCCCGTGGATATTACTCAGTATGCACAGTTGTATAAGTTCTTCGACGTCTCCCTCAGCCCCTTGAAGAACTCAAGATTCAACAAGTGCAAATCAGAACTGAAGGTAGTAGAAGCGGGGTTCACTCGTACTGCAATAATAGCATCCAACGTAACGCCATATAAGGAGGTTATAAAGCACGAAGAGACAGGCATCCTATGTAGTAATCCAAAGGAATGGAAAGAGGCCGTAGAAAGCATGACACTAAGCAAAGCGCAGAGACTTGGAAACAATCTGTATGAGTATTGTAAAGAGCACTACGATTTGTCTACCATAAACAAACTACGATTGGAAGGACTGTCATGAAGAACCTAACCATACCGCCATACCTAAAGCATTACGCAAACGACCTTACCCTCATGCGCATTGAGGCTAATCGCCAACGATACGAGGGCACACATAAACAGCGCACAGGAACAAAGAAGTCTGTACTGCTTGGCGAGGTATCGAGGGAATACTATACAGAATATATAGGCATACTTGGTGAGTTACTGATGCGTCACTACTTTGAAATCACACCACAGGTTATACGATACACAGTCTCAACGCTGTTGAAAGAAACCAAGAGCGTGACGGATGACCCAGACATCATAGTTGAGGCGACAGATAAGAACTATGGACTGAGTGTTAAGACCTGCGAGAAAACATTCAAGGCTAACAAGCCAGCCATGGACAAAGAGGAGTCAGATCTGGTACTCTTCATCTTGTTTACATCACCCGAGGATTACATATTCGCCGATTTCACACCAGCAGAAGTAAGGGAGTGGAATGTAAAGCACGCATACTCACCCTATTACGAATTGAAACCCTAATCGTTTCCTTTTGTACCTTCACGGCTCCCATAATTTCGTGGGATACAACCTATTTTTTTATCAATCACTATGGAAGACTTCGACAAATTCGTAGCGGAACTTGAGTCCGCTGAACAGCCAACTTGTAACATCTCTAACCCAGAAGATTGTGAGGCTTGCGGTTCCTAATTAGACTGGTCTATTCACTCTTAGGAACCAAAGAAGTAGTAGAAGAATCAACAACACGTAAAAAGAAAACTTGTACACCTTGTTGTACCACCTGTCGCTGTCCTTCATAACGATGGATGGGGCAGGTACTTCTACAATTTGAACGATAGTGTCGGATTCACATATAGCATCGACCATGATAGTATCATATGATCGTACTACCTGGACTTTGAGTTTATCTTTCTGAACTACTACGGTATCCTGTGCACGTGTTATCACCGTGTCCGTCAAAGTAACAGGCGGAGTCACAACCGTATCCACAATAGCAATCGTGTCCGTCTTGAGTAGTGTCGGGTCCTTCTTTACCGCGCGCTTGAGGTGCCATTGAGCGCTGCAAGAACTCAACAAGCCTATTGTGATTAACCCGACCAGCCATTTCATTATCTTGATTTTAGAATTTCGTTTTCCTTTTCCAGGAACTCTACCTTGACTCGAAGCGAATGAACTTCTGCTGTGAGTTCTAAGATAGAACCACGCATCTTCTCTTTCTCTTCAGCGCTGTGTGCTAATAGTTCCTCAAGGTTTCTTACACGTGCCTTCAAGTCGTCACGATAAAGGGTAGTATCATTGTTAGCCTCAGCACCTTTGCGTTCTTCTGCTTTCATCTTCATTCGATTGGTGTAAAACTGGAACGCCGCACCACTACCTAATACAGTAACAACTGTTATCGCTATCTGGATCCAAGACTCCATTATTTTTCTCTGGTTTTTCTGTGTAAATATTCTGCGTTCAGTCTACGAACTACGCCCCATGCGCTAAAGGCCAGGACAAACCAGCCCCAGTGTGTGGGTGACACAAAGATAGTTCCTTCTATCGTATATATTAGGAAGGTAGATATGTAGGCACTCATGCTTAGAACGGCTGCTCGCATCCTGCAATGCAAGTCCTCATTGGCGACACAATACAGTTGAAATAAACCAAATCCAATACACGCTAAATTGTATATCGGCATCCACCCTACCTCTGCAATAGTTACAGCGGGGGAAAGAACAATCAGACAAATCGCAAGAGTAATCTCTGTGGGTTGGCTGTCACTATACAGATAGATGTGACGTATTTTGGATACTAACAACTTTATGCGCTGTATCTGTTTCACTTCTTTGCAAATTTTTCAAGCCCTGCTATTCCAAAACTGCCGAGCGTTACGACAAGAAAAGAGTTGTAGACAAAGTCGTTGATAGGTAGGTGGCTTCCAAAGAACCCTGTGACTACATCCACCACCATTACGATGACCATAATCGCAAAGGACAGAAAACCTATAACAGTCTTCTCATTGTAGTCGTTGCTCTCTTTGAAAATCTCTGTCCACTTCATCCTACAAATATACCAATCCTACTCTGGAAGTTCGACGCCGTACAAAATGTACATAGCCTCCTCTGGGCTATCCTTGAAGGTCCCCTTGATGGTCATCTCGACGCTGTTTAATATGTCGTAATTCTCAAACTTAGCAGAGTAGTTCGCTGCAAAATCGTATGCTTTTACAACCTCATCCAATCGTGCCTTTCTCTTCACCTTCTCTGTGTCGCTCATATCAATGTATGGCTTACGGAAGTTCTGGTCACTCATGTTGTAATAGAACTGCTTAGAAATATCTATTGGATAGTCACGGAAAAGCAACGCCTTTGACAATTGCCATGTAGTCTCTAATGGCTGTAGTTCTATGTCTGGGTTTTCTTCTGCTTCCTTCTCTCGCTTGCGATACTCACGAGCCATGTAGTTCAAGTTAGGAGGTATGAATGTTTCTTTAAACACATACGAACCATATGCATCAGACCAATCAGTAAGGTTCGGACCAATGATGTATCTGTTAACCCAACCCACATCCTCGTTATCCAGAATGGGACGGCCATAAGAATCTTTACCGTCTGCAAGATTAGTCAAAAGCCTCATCGCAAGGTTAGGGTCCTTGAAGTCAGAGAGTATGTTTACAAGTTGGTCGCTTCTTGATACTCCATCACGCCCAAATATAAGTCCCTGTATTTCATCGTACGGATCTTCTGAACTCATGTTCGCAAAGCGAATCACACCGTTTTCATTCATGTCTATAGCCACAATGTTTGCACCCTGCATCCAAGGAGGTAGGATGTAATTTGTGCCACGTGCTTGTGCTGCGAGTTCTGCTTCCTCGTCATCCTCGAGCATCATGTTCGCAATAGCCTGGTACCCCAGGGTAGACAGTGTTGCTAACATCATACCCATAGACAAAGTACCAACAGCATCTACCATGTACGCTTCACGCTGTGATTTAGTTAGGTTCTCGTTGGTCATTGCCATTGCTAAATCCGATACAGCGTTTCGGTATATACCAAAGTAACTACGGAATGCTTCTACACGGAACGACAAGAAATCACCCATAGGTAACTTAAAGAGATGTCTTAAAGAGGGATGTATACGAGACATGGTTGGCATGTTCTGCTTGATACGCTCTGCTGTCATCTCATCTACTTGCTGTTGCTGCTCTGAACTCAGTTCTTTGTAGGACTTACCCTCTGGATTTGATTCAAGTCTCTTAGCGAAGTTCTCACGCTTTGTGAGATAGGCAATCATCTTGGTGTAGTCATCAATGAATCCGTACTGGTATGCTATACGTGCGGCTCTTGTCTTACTCTTGCGCTGTGCGTTCTTTATTTTTGTTGGCAACCACTTCCATGCTACGTCTGGCGACACACCTTCTAACTGGTCAATGAACGACTGGTTGATATCCGAGAACATACCCATATTAGGAGACGAACCAAGCAAACCAAGTTCACCCATTCGGTCCAATACAATCTCCAGTTCGGGGTCAACCACACCGTCCTTCATTTTCTTGAAGCGATTCTTCAAGTCTTTCATGACAGTGAGTCCTCCCCTCTCTTTGTTGTATGGCAACACGAAGTTAGCGCCAAGGAAGTACCAACCACCCATGATGTTTTTACGCCAGGTAGGTGTGTTATAAAGCACACGAACACGACGCATCTGCAGCAATAGATTGTAGTACCCCTGCAAAAACTTTTGATTTTCTTTTGCTTCGTATAAAGGAGTCTGCTTGAGCATGCTAACAAAGTCGTTCTTCACAGCCTTACCATTCATGGGAGACCTTTTATCATCTATTCGTGTGTAATTTCTTTTATAGAAGTCATACACCATTGATTGAATAGCACTTTTCTCGGTCTCGGTATCGCCCTTACGATTTCCTTGTTCGTCCAGTAAATCATTATAGCCATTTCTTTTATAGAAATCTACCAGAGATTCGCCTCTCTGTATAACACCCATGGTTCTACCTAACTCGACCAGTCTGGAAAAACTCAACCTGTTATTTGTAAGATTACGAACAGTGGTACCAGTTAGAATCAAGTCACCTAAGTTACTACGCTGTGCAATCTCATTAACTCTGTCGGTCAAAGTGAATTGCTGAACCATGTTGGTTAGTGTGGCAATTGTTTGGCTGAACTTAGCGTATGGGTCCTTCTCTACACCCAAGTACTCCATCAACTCAAGAGGCAATTCTTTACGCCCTTTAAGTTTCTTTGTAGGTAGTCTTAGTTTTCCTAGATCACTGCTTCCGGATAGCCCCTCGCCTCTTGAGCCACGCTGACTTGCTGCTGCTTCTTCGAGACTACGAAGGCTATCGGTAACACGATTTCTTATCTTGGTTACTTCCTCTGTTTCAACGTAGCGCTCGATATCCTCCATCTCCTCTGGATTCAAATCTTTTTTCCGCATAGCCTCGGCTATATTGTCCGGCATGTTTTCATCCAACTCAAGAGCCCTCTCGTACAAGGAGCCCTCTACCATGGCTTGTTCAGCAGCCCTACGCAACAGAGGATCAAACTTGAAGTTAGGATCGGTAAATGCACGATAGGTTCTCGTACCGTACATCTCTGTGTTTTCTTTGATGACATCCTGTAACTCAGTGCTTAGGTTAGCAAACACAGCGCTGTTCTGAATGGACTCCTGCATGGACGCACGTATAGCCCTAATTCTACCCAACTCCTTCGCCAACTCTGGGTTCTGACTAAGTATTTCCTTTATGGCACCGTCTCTGATATCTGAGTTTGCTCCAAACAAATAGTCACCGGCAAGATTAGCCATACGCTCTCTTTGCTGAGGCTCCATCTTACTGGTAATCTTCTCTACTTGACGCAGGGCCAGGAAGTATCTGTTGATGTGCTGTACATTGGCAGACTCAGAAACCTCAAGTGCTTGGATAATATCCTTTCTTACACCACGTAGTCTCTTACCTCCAATAAGTTTCTCTAACTTCTTTAAACGTGCATCAATCCTGGGCTTTATGAATCCCATTAGTCTTTCTGCCCAGTCATATGTCTTCTCGTAAGTTGGCTCATCTAAACCTGCTAAGTTTTCGCTGGGGGTTTGCTCCATTTCCCCGGTTGGTTTCTCAAACCCATACTCATCTGTCTCTGTCTTCTCTCTGGTGACTGGTCTTTTTCTTTGAAACCTCTCTGTCTGCAATCTCTCAGACATAGGTACCTTGCTGATGTCAGCACCTGCACGTACCGCCTTAGCCATACCCTTCATGTATTCAGATATATCTTTTGCAAGAGCAGCGTCTTCAAAAATCTGAACCTTCTTACCTGTCAACTTTGAAACGATGGCATTTAAGAAAGCCTTTACCTCTTCCAAGAACGATGGCTCGAATACAATGCGCTCGTCAGCCAGTAGCCCTCCAAGTTCTACCATAAACTCCTCCGACTTATATGCCCCGGCTCTATTCTCATCCTCCATTTCCTGGTATCGTTGCGTAAAGTTGTTGAGTTCCTTTACACTGGATCCGCTTAGGCGGCGTATTACCAACTTTCTAAACTGATTGAAGTCAATAGGATTGTCATTAAAATACTTATTGAATATAGCATGGTAAACCTCGTGCGCTGCAGTTCCCAGTGGGGTGTATCTGTCCGCTGTTCCTCGCCCCGTGAGGGACTCTCTTTTCAATGGTATTTCGAGAACGATTCTGTTGCCGCCCACTTCAGACCTTCTTTCTCTATATCCGCTATACAAACCTCCAGTGCCCTTGAGGTTCTTCTTGGTGTATCCTGCGTTTTGACCAGCCTTGTAGTATCCCTGTCTTCCAAACCCGATATTAAAATGCTTTGAGTCTGGCTCCAACTTAGCGAACGCTTCACTTGCAAGAATCAACTTGTTAAGAGTACGTTGCTCTGTCGGTGATATGCGCTGACCGTCTGACCACTCTCCTTTCTCAAGCATCTGTTGAAGTGCACCCGCATCATTCCTGTCAAACAGATTGAAGAATCTACCTTTCTTTGCTGTTGCAAACCTTTCAGCCGCCTGCTCTGGAGTAGCGTGTCGTGATGTGCGCTCTAAGTTTTGCGCGCGTTCTTGAAGTATTCTACTAATCTGAGCCTGCGCTCTGCCGATTTGCGACTCGGGTATGTTCCCAGGTTCTTGCCCGACTTGCTCTCCACTCGGTACTTCTTGGGTGCCAGTTTTCGTATCACTTGGTTTCGTTTTAAATAGTGTATCAAGTTGTCTTGAGTCCTCTCGCAACTGCTCCTCAATCGCTGCCTTCTCTGTTGCGTTGATGTCACCGTTTTTAAGGACTTCTATTGCTGTCATTATACCGGTGGTCAACTCATTTGCTTTTTGTCTTGATGACTCGTCCAGAGCCATGATTTGTGCAGAGTATTCTTGGAGTAATGAATACTTCTCGTCTCTCAACTTACGCTTCTTTGCTTCAACAGCCCTTTTGGTAGTGGGGTCCTCCTTCTGAGACTCTGTTAGTTTTGCTATTTCATTGTCGAGGCTGGCAATCTGACCGTTGTTTACCGTGAAGGCAATTTCATTTGCTTCCACAAGGCCCTTCTGATCCTGTGTCTCTGCCCAGTCTACATACTTCAACTCTCCTGGTGTCTTTCCGATACGTCCAGTAAGTCTGTATGCCATCACTGGTGCAGCCGGACCAAGTTCAGCGAATGCTTCGAGGGCAATATCTCTTGGACTAATCTCGTCTCCAGATATTACCTGTCCTAAAAACTCACCAGTACCCCCGAGTGCTGCTTGAGTCAATGCTTCTGCCGCACCTACCTTTAGGGCTCTGTTGGTTGCCGATTTACTTACTGATTTTACAAGAGTATTACCCGCTTTACCAGCAACACCCCCAGATATACCATCGAATATAGCAATAGGAATACCTCTTTTGAGTCCATACGATCTGGCCTCTGACATGATATCCGGGTTTTCCATAGCAAAACGAAGTTGGTCCATGTCTCTCACATCAATACCTTGTTCTTGAAGAGATTGCATTAATGAAGATGCATACTCAGTAGCGAGAGATGTTGAAGTAAAGTATCCAACGGTTCCGCCACTCAATGTACCAAAGCCAGGAACAACAGAACCTGCTGCGGCTCCAGTGCCTGCGCCAATCGAACCGCTCTCATAAGCCGAGCCCATGGTTATCATAGACTCCGGTAGAGCACGTACAACATCAAGAAGAAAACCTCCAACTGTGCTGTTAGAGTACAGCCAATCGTCTTCCTTTACTGCATCTCTTTGTATGATGTAGTTGTAATAGGCTAAGTCTTCGTAGTTAAAGTCTCCGCTGATTTCTCCCATGGCTATATAATCCCCAAGGCGACCAGTGGCATTGGCTCGGTTCCATAATCTACCTAACTCGCTTGGGTTGTCGTCAATAATAGCATTGCCATCCTTCAATGAACTCAGATTACTCAGAGTAGAGTACCCTTTTCCTTCCAGTGACTTGTAGTACTGCTCGGCTAAGTTGTATATCTCTGGATTTACAGCGCCCCTAATCTGCTCGAGACTTACACCTCTGTCTCTTGCTGCATCAATGTTTGGTATTAACCCTCCTACTACCGCTTGGGATTCAGTGGCGAGTGGAGTAGAAGCAAATCCCGTACTTACGTCCTCTGATCCTAATATAGAACCCATAGGATCGGCGGCCTGCGAACCTACGGTACCATCTTTTTTTTTTGAATAGTAGTCTTGTGCGAAGGACATGACGTCTTCGTTGACACTCCCTTGTATCTGCTCAAGGGTTACCCCTCTGCTGTATGCATCCTCAAGGGCTGCTATTAGTTCTTGTTGCTTTTCTGGTTCCATATATTAAATTTAAAAGCCCATCAGAGGCACAGGCATAGCATTAAACGAACTTCCTTTACCATAAGGACCAGGGTATGTCACCGGTGGTGGAACTAAGCCTTGCTCTTCATGGCGTTTCTTTTGTTCTTCTATCGCTTTCTTTATGTAGGAATCTCTCGGCTGTTCTATAGGGTACTTGTACTCACTCTTGTCGCCGTAATTGTAATAAGACATGCGGGCTATATCTAAAAATACAGGATATGTAAACTTGTCTTCATTCGCTTGAATGGCATCCCATGCCCCATGCTTTGTTCCGAATCCCTCTCGGTCGGCCAAGCCTTCTGCGCTTTCGTCTTCACCGTCCTTTATCAACTGGAACTTTTCATCATTACTAAGGTTATGCCAATCTCCAATGGTCGGGAACTGAGAAGTAAACAAATCTACCGCATAGTTTGCCATGTCTGTCTCAGTCATATCGTAAAGTTCTTCTCTGCCTTTTGGGGCAGTATTCATCGGCACCTGTGATGGCTCTATAGTAAAGGATACGTGAGACCTTGTAGGTGTGTTGTATTCAATATTAGTAGGGTTTGGATTTTCTGATATACCTCGGCGTATTGCGCCCTCACTTATTAAATCGCCGAAGTAACGTCCTTTATATTCATTCTTGTTTTCTTCACTTTTAAAACCAATTTCATTTGCCGCTTGATCCATGATATGCTGTCTATTGCTTAACATCATCTCAACCTTTTCATCGTCTGACATGCTCTTCCATTGTGATAATGCTCCCTGCGAGTTTTGTATGGACATGAGTTTAAGTTGTTCCAGTTGTTGCTCTTTTGGGAGGCTAAGGAAGTTTGAATAAATGTTACCCCTACCAAGTGGGTTGTTGTTATCTGCGGTTAAATCCATAGGTTCCGCACGAACAAAAGCAAACGGGTCCTGTTCTAACTCCCTGGCATAATTATTTGCGTCAACAAACTGTCTGTACTCTGGACTGTCTTTGTCTGGTTGTAGTTGAGATAGGTTGAACAGAGACTGGTCTACACCAGCGGCTCCAGCCGGTGGCGGGCCTACGCCTGGTTGATTGGAATTCTGGGATAACGTCTGCGCATAAGGAAGCATCTGCTGGAAGGTGTTGCGTATCTTCGCAGCCTGGGATGCATTGCTCAATCCGTTTAGAGGTATCTCATTCATCGGAACAACTTCATGCGCCAAGTGTGTTGAAGAAGTGGTGCCCTCCTTGACAGATTGATTGCTTCTTATCACGGCGTACGGCTCACCTTTTTGGTTAATACCGATAGATGTTATGTAACGCTGGTTGCCTCGTTCATCTCTGAAGAAGGGCTGTGATCCCTCAATCTTTGAGTGCATTACAAATCCAGCATTAACCAAATCTGGCTCTCCCGATTTTATAAAATTGCCTCGTTTTCCTTTTTCTGTAATAGCAGGAGCATACGCAACATCACCTTGAGATAGAGCAAATACGTTTGCAGCATTCTCCTCTTGAGCAGCGCGTCTCTGTATTGCTGCTTGTGCGTTTAACTTTCTCCTGTACATAGCGTACTCACGCTGTTCTTTTTCTTTCTCTGTTTCGATGTCTGTTGCAAGCATGTTGGTCAGAGAGTTGGTCACATACTGAGCATACATCCCGATGTACTCTTCACGCTGTGCGTCGTCAAGGTTCTTAACCTTAGACAAGTCCTCCATATTGCCAGACAAACCACCGAGTTGGTGTAGCACGTATGCGATAGCCTGGTCTTCTTCTTCTTGTGACAAAGAGTTTGTACCGAACCATGCAGATACAGAGTTTGCTACTGCTTCTGGGTCTAATGCACCCTTACCAGCCATGTCGTAGAAGTTTTGGAAACCACCAGATGCTTTGAGATTCTGTAGAATCATACCCGCTGCTGCGTTTGGAGCAATCTCTGGCAACGCAAATCGTCTGAACTCTCCAAGTCGAGGGAGTTGGCTCGTCGCATTGCCAATCATATTCATATCTACAGGAATAGTTCTGGCTTGTTCTAATTGCTGCATGATAGCAGCAGGGTCATTGTACTGAGTTGGGTCAGCAAGAATGGATGCTTCCAATCCATTGATTGTCTCAGCGTATGTTAGTGCGTCTGCTGCGTGTTGCTTGTACGTATTGTAAAGTTTCTGTCTACGGGCCTTAGCCTCAAAAGACATGTCTCCCTGATCCAGGTCTTGCTCAATAGCATCCCACTCCATTTGTAGTTGGTCTTGTAGACCAGGAGTAAAAGCACCACGCTCCTGTTGGAACTGGTTGAGGTATGCTAACTTCTTTTCGTCTTCTAATTCCCGGCGAGCCTTGGCGTTTCTGTACACCGCACCATAGTCAATCATGGGCAATTCGCCTACCGGCATAAATGTGGATGTATCAGCCATTATTGAAATTGTTCTTTGCTAAGTAAGTTACGAATGAATTGATGTAATTCGCTGTCACCTTCTTCAGAAAGTTCGCGCATCTCCGCCGCTTGCTCTGGGTTAAATATGTATTCACCGCCTGTCATCTCACCAATCTTAGCGCCCTCT